GAAGTCGTCCAAAAACTTGCCTCAGCATCAACCGACGGTGAACTCACCAGCGACGAAATCAAAGAAGCGTTCAGCAACGGCAAGAAGTAATGGCAAAACAGTTCCCCATCGTCAAGGTCGTTCTCCCATCGGATCTGAAGGGATGCAAGGCAGGAGAGATTCCTGCCAACCTGCTACGCCCCATTGAGGGAAAGGGAAGATTGCATCGTCTCGCAGCCGACTGCTATGAGGCTATGGATGCGGCAGCAAACGCAGCAGGTATCGACCTATCCCCAACGTCGCAGGCTGACACGTATCGCAGTTTGGAAACTCAGGAGTATGGCTTCTATCAGCGTTACACCGATAAGCCGAACAAGAAGTTGATGAAGCAACAGCCACGGATTTACAAAGGCAAAGCGTGGTACCTGAAGAAAGGCATGGCTCCAATGGCCGTACCGGGTACCTCCAACCACAACTGGGGTATCGCCATTGACATTGCGAACGCCTCTGGGAAACGGTTGGACTGGTTGCTGGCCAACGCTCATCGGTTCGGATTTTCATGGGAGTTGCAAAGCGAACCATGGCATTTGCGTATGGTGTGCGGTGACCAGGTTCCCGAAGCTGTGAAGGAATGGTTGGCGAACAAGCCAGCCGACGACAATGCTTGACCAAGGCTGGGCACTCGTCATAGCGGCAGCCGTCGCTGCGGTGGGGTCAGTTCTGGTAGTGCTCATCCAACAGTTCCGGCAGGAGAATCACAGGGATCATGCAGTGGTGATGGATGCGTTGAAGCAGGTATCGCACACGATGGAACGGGTGGAAGGTAAGGTGGACTCACACATCGAATGGCACTTCAAGGAGGCCACTAATGGGAGAGTTCCTCGACGCAATAAAACAGGAAGCCGCAAAGCGTCCTAACGCTAATAAGGCCGACGGACGGCTGCGTGAGTTTCTGGGTGATTCAGGGTGGAAGGACTTTGAGAAAGCGTGCCGAGATTTGGCGCTCAACACCTCGGTCATCCACAGGGTTCTCAAATCTAAAGGGTTCTCTATCTCCTATACGGCGTTGGCTCGTATGCGTGGGGAGATTCAGGAATCATGACCGCCTATGAAGAACAATCACAAATTGACGAACTTCAACGACTCCTCAAAAAAGCACAAGGAGAGGCAGCCCGAAACAAACGACGAACCGACGACCTCGTCCAAGCCATCTACCAGGCAGCCTATGAGGCGGCTAAGGGATCTGGGCGTGGACTCGCTGTCAAGCGCCCTGCCGTGGATAAACGACGCAAAGGACATGAGGTTGCGTTAGTTCACGCAACCGACTGGCAGTTGGGGAAGAAGACTGCGTCGTACAACATTGCGGTGGCGGATCGTCGCATCGCAGAGTTCACCGACAAAGTCATCTCCCTCACCGACATCCAACGCAAAGACCACCCGGTAGACGAATGCGTCTTGATGTTGGGTGGGGACATGGTTGAGGGTGGCGGGAACGTATTTGCGTCGCAAGTGTGGGAGATTGAAGCCCATCTGTTTGAGCAGTTGTTTGAGACCGCTCGACTCATTGAACGCATGGTGCGCACCCTCCAAGCCAACTTCGCCAAACCCCTACGGGTCGTATGCGAATGGGGCAATCACGGGAGGTTGGGTCGGTATGGTGACGGCACCTACGCCGGCGACAACGCTGACCGTATGGCCTACAAGATTGCCCAAGACCGATGCCACGACCTACCCGTCATCTGGCAACATTCCGACGCCTGGTACCAACAGTTCTCCGTCGGCAACTATCGGGTACTCCTCGTCCACGGCGACGAAATCAAGAGCTTCGGTGGCAACGTCCCAGCGTTCGGCATCATGCGCAAAGTCAACGCCTGGGCATCAGGAGTCATCGGAGACTTCGACGACTGCTACATGGGGCACTACCACCAAAACATCAGCATGACCCTCGCCAATGGCGGTAGATGCTTCGTGAGTGGATCTATTGAATCTGACTCGGAGTACGCCAAAGAGTTCGTGGCCGCCACAGGCAAACCATCCCAACGCCTCCACTTCATCAACCCGGAACGAGGCAGCGTCACAGCAGAGTACGTCGTATGGCTGACCTAAACGACGCCCTCTTTGCTGTCGTCACCTGGCACGACACCCACTCCGAACCCGACTGGATGGACGTCAGCGACATCGACCAAGACCCCTACGTTGTCCGATCTGCCGGGTGGCTTCTCCCCGACGCCAAAGACAACCACGTCGTACTCATTCAAAGCATCGCCTGCGACGACGCAGTCGACAGCGTCCTCTCAATCCCCCTCGGAATGGTTGTGAAAGTCAGCATTGTGAATCGCAGCGACCTCCACTAGGGTCAACTTAGACATCACAAGGAGGTGTCCACTATGCTGAAGGACGGTCAGTCCTCTGCCTCGGCGGGCGTCAGGAGTCGACGACCCCGCACAGTTTCCTCCTTGGCTGTGCGGTTATTTACAGAAAGGGACTACCCCATGAAAACCCTCACCATCAGCGTGATACTCGCCTGCACCGCCATCCTCGGACTCGTCCCAGCGATGGCCGCAGAAGCCCCCCAAACGCCTCCACAACCCCCCAGAAGCGTCACCACCCTCACCCCCACCACAACCACCCCACCCCCCACCAGAAGGCCTCTGGAGGTCGCTGAAGGGCAATCATGCCCAGGTTGGATGGACGTCGCCAAGGACGCCGGGTGGCCTGAAGAAGAGCTCCCGATGGTTGGAGCCGTCACCTACTTCGAGTCCCGATGCCTCAACTCGGTACGGGGAGACAACGGCATCTCATGGACCGCATGGCAGATCCATACGAAATCGTGGTGTCGCCCCAACCGGTATTGGCCAAACGGTTATTTGCAAGCCATGCAAATAGTGACCACCTGCAAAGACCTGATGACCCCTGAGGTGTCTGCTCGGGCGGCGTTGGAGATTTGGCGGGTGGGTGGCTGGAAGCAGTGGACAACCCACAAACTTGCATCCACCACCTTGCAACCGTAATCCCCTAGCGTCGAATCTGACCCACAAGGAGGGCTCATGAAACCATCAGAAAAACTGTTACTCAACGGCATGTTCATGTTCGCATGGATAGGCCTCTGGTTGATCGGACCAGAGAACCCTGATACCCCGTACACAGGATGGCAACTTGCTATCTTCGCTGTCGTGCTCGTCGCAGGATTCATTTCGGCTGTCCGTTCATGGACACAACTGCTTCAACAACGTCACGCTGACCGTCTCAAAGAAATCTTGGAGCGCCGTGACCGACGAACCAATCGCTAACTGGACAAACGAAGACAACGTCTTCATCGGCAGACACCCCTCGTGGTACCGTCACGCAGCGTGCTACGGCAAATCAGGTGACCTGTTCTTTGAGGAAGGTGTACGGCGACTCGTCATCGAAGCCAAGTCGTATTGCGTCAAATGCCCAGTTCGTGTCAACTGCCTTGAACACGCCATCACCAATGAAGAGGTTGGTGTGTGGGGTGGGATGACAACAACTGAGCGCAGGCGTGAGGTGCGTCGTAGGATGAGGATTCGTGGCGCATCCCAATAAACGCAAAGGCAACCGAGCAGAGCTTCTAGTAGCCAAATGGCTACGAAAGTACGGATGGGTGAACGCTGAACGGAGTCGTGCCGGTTGGACTGATGACCGAGGCGACATTGACGGCATCCCAGGTGTCTGCATTGAAATCAAAGCCGAAAAGAAGATTGACCTACCCGGCTACCTGAAAGAACTTGAGCGTGAGATGTCAAACGCACGAGCATGGACAGGGGCAGTCATCGTCAAACGGCGAGGATCAGAAGACGTAGACGACTGGTACGCTGTCCTCCCCGCCAAACTTTGGGCCGAGCTGCTCGCCATGCTTGACCAACCAACACCCCCACGCTAAGGTTCACCCCCTAATCCCAATAAGCTCACAACAACAAGGAGAAAACGAATGCCCGCCATCAACAACTTCACCACAGGTGAAGCACCCAAAGACCGATGGGGTCGATACCTCATCAAAACTCGAAGCGGAAAAGAAACATCCTTCCCACGAGTCACCACCATCGCCAAGAGCTTGGACGACGAAGGAGCACTCACAGCGTGGAAGGGTCGCATGACTGCGACAGGACTCGTTCAACGCAACGACCTCCTCGTCGCAGCATCAGCAGCCCTAGAAGACCGAAGCGCACTAGACCGCATCGTCCAACAAGCCATCGAAGCAGCAGGAGCATCCAGCAAAGCCAACATCGGCACCGCACTCCACTCACTCACCCAAGCACTCGACCTCGGCCAACAACCAGCAATCCTCCCAGGACTCCAAACCGACGTCAACGCCTACACCACAGGCATCACCCAACACGGCATCATCATCGACCCACGCTTCGTTGAAGTGTTGTTGGTGAACGAAAAGTTTGAGTATGCCGGGACGGCGGATCGCATCGCCCGATTCAACAACCGCAAAAAGAAACAAATCATGGACCTGAAAACAGGTTCCATTGACTACGCCATGAACGCCATCGCAGTCCAAATGGCGATGTACGCCAACGCTGATTACATCTACGACTGGCGCACCCAAGAACACATCCCGATGCCAGACATTGACAAGACTCGTGGCGTCATCCTCCACCTCCCAGCAGGCCAAGGCACCCTCGCCCTCTACGAAGTAGACCTCGTTGCCGGTTGGGAAGCAGCACAGTTGGCGATGGAAGTTCGAGCGTGGCGCAAACGCAAAGACCTCCACATCAAAGTCCACGCCGACACAACCCCCACGACAGAGGTTGCCACGTCCAGCGATCTGAATCGCACCGACACCCTCACCCGAATCAAGAACCTCCCAGCCCGGGCACAAGAGTTGTTGAAGAAACATTGGCCTGCCCCAGGCGTCAAACTTCCCGACCTTGACGAAGCACAGTTGGACATCCTGATGGTGCGCCTTGACCAGTTGGAGACAGAGTTCTCAGCCCCGTTCCTCCCGAACAATGAACCAGAACTCCAACCCATCGCCACAACCACCACCAAGAAGAAGGCTCCAGCCCGAAAGCCGGTCAAGAAATGAGCGCCTCCGAAGGCAAACTCGTTCCCGAGGAAACCGTCATCATCTTGCAAGGCCGATTCAAGAAGCTCTCCGACAAGCATCGACGCATCATCCTTGACATCGCTGAGGAAGCCCACGGTTCCATCAGCATGAACCCGCCAACCGAACGACGAATCGGCATCGCCCGAATCCTGCTTGAAATCGCTGAGCAGGATGATGTGATAGATAAGGATCTTGTGCGTAGCATCTGCGAACTGCGCACAGGTAAGAAATACAACACCGCAGGAGAAGCCCTGGCAGACCTGTCATGGGTTGACGCCGAACGAGTTTGGTCGTCATTCCAAGACATCTATGCGAATCGGGTGCAACTCGAATACATCCCAATAAGCAACCACTACATCATCAAGGAGAAAACTCATGGATGAGTTCATGGAATCAACATCAGGCGGCCCGAAACTGCCTGCACTCAAATTCGCCAAAGTCGGCGACACCCACACAGGGGTCGTCACAGAGGTGACCAAACTGCAAGACAAAGACCCGGCAGGCAACGTCAAAACATATGACAACGGTGATCCACGTTGGGTATTCGTCTTCACCCTCGACACCCCAACCGGTGCATCAAACCTGTGGGTACGAGGCCAGATGGTCAAAGCCATCCGAGAAGCAGCCGAGAAGGCATCCGTCAAAACGCTCGTCGGTTCCACCCTCAGCGTCCGCTACACAGGCGACGGCGAAAAGAAATCGGCTGCATTCAACGCACCCAAGCTCTACGCCGCCAAAGTCGAACCAGCAAAGAACGACGCCTCGGCGGAAATGTGGTGAGCCTCATCGCCCCACTCTCTGCTGGGGCGTTGATGCTGGTCGTTCTCTGGCTTGCCCTGCGTAGGTCAGAGAACGACCACCACAATCAGTAGTCCTCGTGACCGGGGCAGGTTTTTCCCTTCCCCTTTTCCTGCCTCGGTCACACCCCACTAGAAAGTTGCCATGACAAAACAAGAGATACGAGACGCCATCAACTTCCTGCGACGAGTGTTCGTCGGCCAAGGAGACGTAGATCGCCTCGAAGCAGTCATCAAAGCCCTAGAAACCGAACTCGCAAAACGAACAAAGAGATGAGAAATTGAGATGATCTGCGGCGATAGTTCAACAGCAGAACAGCCAGCACTCCCGCTGGACGATGGCGGTGCAATTCCGACCTCGCCGCTCCATGTCAGAAACTTTATTGTCGCCACCTCGTCAAGGGAAGAAATCAAACGATTTGTTGAACTTCATCACTATTCCAAAAGCGTCAATGGAATCAAATCCGACTTTTGTTTCAAGATGATTACCAAAGACGGCTACATGTGGGGTGCCGCAATTTATGGGCAGTTGGCTATGGCTAACCAATGGAAACGATTTGCTAATTCGCCTCAAAAGGTCATTGAGCTTAGAAGATTCTGTTGCATTGATGAGGCACCAACTAATTCTGAGTCATTTTTCATAGGGCAAACCCTGAGATGGCTTCGGAAAAATACCGAAATAGAAATCGTTGTTTCCTACGCAGACGCAGAACAGAATCATGAAGGTGTAATTTATCGAGCAAGCAACTGGAAGTATTTGGATTTCCGCAAAGGGGCACCGGTAATACTTTGGAATGGCAAGCGTTATCACGACAAATCTTTGCGCACGAAATACAAAGGCCGGTTGAAACCGTTTGCCGAAAATCTAAAAACGGCATTAGAAACGGGAGATGCAAAATACGTTCCAACCAAGGGAAAACATACATTTATTTATCATCTAAAAAATAACAAATAAAGGAGAACCAAGAAATGACCTACGACCCTGACGCCCTACGACAAATGAACGAGGAGGCACAGATACGCATCAGCGAACTCTCCACCGCCCTCGCCACCGTCACCGAACAACGAGACAACCTCCAAGACTCCCTTGATGCAGCCATCAAAGAAATGGATGCACACAAAACCCACATCCACCACCTGACCACCACCATCGAACGGCTACGTCTTCACATCCAACAAGGAGTTGAACTGTGAACCACGACTACACCCAACCCGACAGCAACGGTGCAGACATCCTCACCGAAGCCCACAACCTCATCACCGGACCACGCCAACAGGCCTACTCACACCCATTTGACGACTATTGGAAAGTCACCCAACTGTTCCACAACATGACCGGCATCCAACTCTCCATCAAACAAGCCATCACCTTCATGATCTGCGTCAAACTCGCACGCATCGCCACCAACGACCAACACGGACGCTGGCACCGAGACTCCGTCGTCGACGCAGCCGGATACCTCGGCTGCCTCAGCATGGTCCACGAACACATCCAACAGAAACGTGAAGACGCCGTCACCCGATTCAAGGAGAACTCGTGAACATCGCCGATCCCAAATTCGCCACCGTCCTCGCCGACCAAGACGGCCACTCACGCTGGATCGGACACATCGACGCCACCGACATCATGAACGCCTACCGCACCGCAGGCATCCACCTGCTCGTCACCCTCAACCCAGAAGGTGACATCACCGTCGCATTCAAGCCAGGACGACACTGGCAAACCACCTGGTCGCCACCAATAACCTTGGAACGCAAATGAACTCACTTGACCCGATCCGACCCTGCGGCTGCCCCCCACTCCCCACACACCCACAATGCGAAGATGGCAATGACGAAGAAGACTGACCCCATCGAGCACTACTTGAACAGCACCGGGGCAGGCTGGTGCATCAAATATGTGCTCATCGCCGTCGTTGAAGACGAAGACTCCGACCAATCGTTCTACATACAATGCTTAGAAAACCAGACAGCAGCCGAAACCATCGGCCTCTGCGAAGCTGTCTCCCACATACAGAAAGCCAAAATCGCAAAAGCATGGATGGACAGAGAAGCCGAAGAAGAGTGACCCGTTGGCACTGCCCTCGATGCCCCAACCACATCACCCTCCACATCACCCCCACCACACCCCCCACCTGCACCCGCCACAACCCACCCCACCCCATGAACCCCGGTAAATAGGGGGGGGGTTGAGGGTGTTTGTGTTTGTCCTACATGCCTGCTAGTTTGTCATACATGGCAAAGGAGGCCATCATGAAAAACCGTTACCCAGGAGTTTGCCACTACTGCTCCACCCACGTTGAAGCAGGCGCAGGCGACTACGACCCGACAATCGGCACAGGTCGATTGAGCTGCTCGGACGTTGTTTCGTTCTCGCAACCAGGTTCAGAATGCGACATGCCACACAGCGAATGGAACGCCAACCACCATAAGTTCACTGCAACACAACTTCGCTATGGTCACACCTGTCTCCGCCAATACAACGCCATATGCGATACGGCATACACAAGCGTCGAAGAAATCCGTGCGATACGCCACGCCGAAATCAAAGCCAACAAACCAACCGCAGAACAAGTGGCACTGGTCAAAGCATCGATGCGAGATTCCGACGCAGCCGAACGCAAACAACGTCGTGCCGAGTTGGCCTCACTCAAAGCCTCCAACACCTGCCCTCGTTGCATGGGCGCAGGCGGCTCTGATACATGGCAGGCAACGGGCTGGACTTGCAACCGTTGCCACGGAACAGGAAAATACGCAGCATGAAAACCTACCCCATGGTCTCTTTCCGTTGCGACAACCAATTCCGACGAGCGTTGGAACGGGAAGCCAAACGCCGAAACATGAGCGTCAGCGAACTCATCAAAGAAGCCGTCACCAAACACCTCCACAATAAGAACCCACAATGACACACCGACGCAGCCGACCCAAACACCACTGGTGCTTCCCCACCCACAACCTCATCAACCACTTCCCACCCGGCACCAACACCCACACCATCGCCAAAACACTCGGCACCACCACCACCACCATCCACCGATGGAAAAACCACAACATCAACCTCACCCCCTACCAAGCCGACCACTACGCCATCAAACTCGGCGAACACCCCAGCATGATCTGGACCAACTGGTTCGACCTACCCGAAAACCAACCCACAACACAAGGAGACAACAATGCTGCTCAAAGGTGACTGCCGCCAACAACTCGCCACACTCCCCGACAACTCAATCCACGCCATCATCACCGACCCACCCTACGAACTCGGCTTCATGGGCAAAACATGGGACTCCACCGGCATCGCCTACAACCTCGAAGTCTGGACACAATGCCTACGAGTCCTCAAACCAGGCGGACACCTCCTCGCCTTCGGCGGATCACGCACCTACCACCGCTTAGCTTGCGCCATCGAAGACGCAGGATTCGAGATACGAGACCAAATCATGTGGGTCTACGGCTCCGGCTTCCCCAAATCACTCGACGTATCCAAAGCCATTGACAAGCAGGCTGGGGCAGAACGTCAGGTTGTAGGCAATCACCCCAACCCAGCATCCAGCATCTATTCGCAGAGTCAAAACAAAATGCCTGCAAACGTCAATATCACCGCCCCGTCGACTGATGCGGCGAAACAGTGGGACGGATGGGGCACCGCACTCAAACCCGCCCACGAACCAATCGTCCTCGCACGCAAACCACTCAACGGCACCGTCGCCAACAACGTCCTCACACACGGCGTCGGCGCACTCAACATCGACGAGTCTCGCATTACTTCAACCGACAATTTTGATGGACTCAAAGGCAGACCTATTCAGAAACTTGCCACACGCAGACACGGCGAAACAGAAGAAGAATACGATTTGCGAATACATGAATCACCAAGCCAACAGCAAGCACTAGAAAAGCTCAAAACATTGGGTCGTTGGCCTGCGAACTTCATCCACGACGGCACCGACGAAATCCTCCAACTCTTCCCCGACAGCAAAGGAGCATTCGCACCTGTCAAATCTGGACACTCAGGAAAATCAAAAGGAATCTACGGCGACTATGCACAACGAGGCGACGACGGAGCCACCTTTTACGGTGACAGTGGTTCGGCTGCCCGGTTCTTCTACTGCGCCAAAGCATCACGCACCGAACGCAACACAGGACTCGACCACCTGCCTGAAGTGCGCCACTCTGACCGCCCATCCGACAACCTCCCCGGCGGCGACAACCCACGCAACCGCACCAACACCCCACAAACCAACTTCCACCCCACCGTCAAACCACTCGCCCTCATCCACTACCTCATCAAACTCATCACCCCACCAGGCGGCACCATCCTCGACCCATTCCTCGGCTCAGGCACCACCGCCGTCGCAGCCACACAACTCGGCCACCCATGGATCGGCTGCGAACTCACCGAAGACTACTGGCCAATCATCGAAGCCCGAATAGCGCACGCCACCCAACTAACCTAAACACACCCCGCCCCACAACACCCCAAGGACACCCGCCAATGACCAACGCCCAGATACTCATCGGAGACGTACGCACACGACTCGCAGACATCCCCGACAACACCATCCAATCGTGTGTCACCAGCCCGCCGTATTGGGGACTACGTGACTACGGCACCGCCACATGGGAAAGCGGCGATCCAAACTGCGACCACCTCGGCAAACCGATGGCCACCAAAGCCAACATCAACAAGAACTGTGGCACCGGCAACGATGTGAAGAACGCTGAGGCACGAGAGTTCTACAAAGACATCTGCGGTAAGTGCGGAGCTCGACGCATCGACTCACAAATCGGCTTAGAACAGACACCTGACGAGTACGTCGCAGAGATGGTGGCGGTATTTCGTGAGGTGCGACGAGTATTGAAAGATGACGGGGTGCTGTGGCTCAACCTGGGAGACTCCTATTGCACCGTTCCACATGGCCCAAAAGCCAAGAACGCTCCACAATCTATTGGCGGTCAAGGTTCACGTGGACGAGGACAAGAACGTTCAGGTTCCGCAAAACATGGTGGCGGTCACGCCAATCGAAAACCTCTTCCTGGACTCAAACACAAAGACCTTGTCGGTATCCCGTGGCGGGTAGCGTTCGCACTCCAAGCAGACGGCTGGTGGCTACGCCAAGACATCATCTGGCACAAACCCAACCCGATGCCCGAATCCGTCACCGACCGCTGCACCAAGGCCCACGAATACCTGTTCCTCCTCACCAAATCCTCCAAGTATTACTTTGATAACAAAGCCATTAAAGAACCCGTCGCAGCAAGTTCTCTAGCACGAGCTCAATACGGCTGGGATTGCGATAGGCCGTCCACGAAGAACGCCAGCATGGGCGGTCAGGGCATACACGTTGAAAAAATGGGAACAAGATTCGTCAATCCGGAAGGGAGGAACAAACGATCAGTGTGGACCATTGCCACCAAACCATTCCGAGGCGCACACTTCGCCGTCATGCCCGAAGCACTCGTCGAACCCTGCATCCTCGCCAGCAGCCGACGAGACGACACCGTACTCGACCCATTCACAGGCTCAGGCACCGTCGCAGTCGTAGCCCTACGACACGAACGCAACTTCATCGGCACCGAACTCAACACCGACTACGTCAACATCGCCAAACAACGCATCACCGACGCCAACCCGATGTTCAACAACATCACCATCAACTAACACCCCAAGGACACCCGCCAATGACCATCCTCGACCACGCACTCCTCTACGCCCGACGAGGCATCCGAATCATCCCCATCGCACCCGGCGAAAAATACCCGGCAGGAATCGAAGCATGGCAAACCATCGCCACCAGCAACGAAACCACCATCACCGAATGGTTCACCACCACCTACAAAAACTGGGGCGTCGGCATCTGCACAGGCCGAGCAGGCACCAGACAAATCTTCGTCCTCGACATCGACGAACACGACCCACAACAATCAGGCTCAGACACACTCAACGACCTAGAAACAGAACACGGCAAACTCCCCGACACCGTCACCGTCCTCACCCCCACAGGCGGCAAACACCTCTACTTCACCACCCCCATCCCCATCCGCAACGACGCAGGCAAACGCCTCGGACCAGGACTCGACATCAGAGGCGACGGCGGCCAAGTCCTCGCACCACCCACCATCCACCCCAACGGCAAACCATACACCTTCGAGGATGGCTACAGCATCACCGACATGAAACCAGCCGACGCCCCCGAATGGCTCATCAAACGATTGACAGCAGAACCCAAAATAGATCGCACACGCCCAGCAGACGGCGACATCTTCCTCACCGACCCCAACTCACCCTCCACCCGCTACAACAACCAACACCACTGGAACACCATCCTCACCCAAGACGGCTGGACCTACGTCTACCAAGGCCAAGACGGCACCGAATACTGGCGACGACCAGGCAAAACCACCGGCATCTCCGCCAGCCTCAACCACAACAACAACGACGCCCTCATCGTCTTCAGCAGCAACGCACCCGTCCCCGAAGGCGGCTACAGCAAATTCGGCTACCACGCCCAACGACACCACCAAGGCTCATGGAAACAAGCAGCAGCCCAATACATGAACCTCAACCCGACCGTCACCACCAGCACACCCGACGAACTACTATCCCAACTTGTCAACTGGACAGAGTTCTGGAACCAAGACCACAAAGCAGAAGACTGGATTGCCTACCCACTCATCGCCCGAGGCCGACAAACCGCCCTCTTCGCCGTCAGCAAAGAAGGCAAGTCATACATAGCCCTCGCCTGCGTCGCAGCCCTCGCCACAGGCAAACCCATCTTCGGACGCCCAGCCCAACCACCAACCCACGTCCTCTACCTCGACTACGAAATGACCTCCTCCGACCTCCTCGAACGCCTCGACAACCTCGGCTACACCCGAGAAGACAACCTCACCCACCTCCACTACGCCCTCATCCCCTCACTCCCCCCACTCAACACCTACGAAGGCGCAGCCGCCGTCATGAAACTCGTAGAACTCACCCAAGCCCAAGTCGTCGTCATCGACACCACCGGACGAGCCGTACAAGGCGAAGAAAACTCAGCCGACACCTACCGAGAATTCGCACGCACCACAGGACTCGCCCTCAAAGCAGCAGGCATCGCCCTCCTCCGCACCGACCACGCAGGCAAAGACAAAGGCAAAACCCAAGGCCAACGAGGATCATCAGCCAAAAACGACGACGTCGACATCGTCTACCACCTCCAACGAGACGGCCACACCATCAAACTCACCCGCATCTTCTCACGCATCGGCTGGGCACCCAACGAAATAGAACTCGTTGAAGAACAACTTGAAGACGACTACAACCCCATCCGACTCAAAGAAACCCAAGAAACCTTCACCCAAGACACCTACGACCTCGCCCGACGCATCCTCGCAGCCTTCCCCGAGTTGAAGCCCGGCATGAAACAGGAAGACACCCTCAAGTTCAGAGACGAAGCCAGGGCACGAGGCATCAAAGCCAAGAACTCCAAATGGTCCAAGGCCCTGCGAGCCATCGCCCAAAACAGACTCCGAGACCCACTCGAATAGACCCCCGAATCGGGGACATGACACGGGGACACCAATCTGAAACCGTTGGTGGATAAGGGGACATGTGTGTGTAACGTAGTTACACACATGTCCCATCCCTCGTCCCCACACAAATAAAGAACAAACGCACTAACTTCAACACAAGCTCTATGCCCATTCGTCGCCCCTGCATCAACTGCCGCCGACTCACCACCCAACCCACCAGGTGCCCAACCTGCACCGGCAAACAACAAGCCATCCGCAACGCCTCACGACCCCACTACCGAGGCGACTACCCAGAACGAGCCCGCCTCGTCAGAGACACCGCAACCCACTGCTGGATCTGCGGCGAAGGCCCACGCCCCGACGACCCCTGGACAGCCGATCATGTCTTCGGCCCTGAGTCCGACGTGCTTGCAGCAGCCCATCGAAGTTGCAACTCCAGTCGAGGCGCACGAGACCAACGACGCTGACCCCACCCCGGCATCAACGGGGGTGCCCCAAAATCTGGGCGGGGGTAGCCGAAAATGACCCATGCCGTGCGCAATGCGTGCGTGCGCGAAACTATGATGTTTTCGATGATTGCCGCCGACTTGGTTCCGCTTGCTTTTGCCGTTGACAAACTTCGCCTGCTTCCTGGCAACCCTCGTCGAGGGAATGTTGAGGCCGTGAAGCGTTCATTGGATGCGTTCGGTCAGCGAAAGCCGATTGTGGCTCGCCGGTCAGATCGGGTGGTGATTGCTGGGAATCATACGTTGCAGGCTGCGCAGGCGTTGGGTTGGGCTGAGGTGGCGGTGGTGTGGGTGGATGATGACGATACGACGTCGAAGGCTTTTGCGTTGGCGGATAATCGGACGGCTGAGCTTGGTGATTATGACAATGCGGCTTTGGCTGAGTTGATTGGTGAGGTGGGGTCGGTTGATCCTGAGTTGTTGGAGGCGACGGGT